AGTTCAGCGTTTTCGTTATCACGTGCAGCAGCTTCTATTATTTCGGGTAAGCAGCTTACAGGCTTAGAAGCAGAAATGAAGCAAGAAGCAGACCGCGAAGCGCGGGCGTGTGGCTTATCTTTGTCTGGAAACATTGCACTACCTGAGAAATTTTTAAAGCGTGCAAGCGCAGCGGGTAACTTACAAGCTGACAAAGGAATCGGTACAGACGTAGGCGAAGGTATCGCAGCACTACGCGAAGCTACATTCTTAGAAACGCTAGGCTGTAAAGTAATCACAGGCGCAACTGCAAATCTACGCTTTCCTAGAATTTCAGTAGGTTCTGCTGGAACGTGGGAGGGTGAAGTAGACGCTATTGATACCAGCGTACAAGAACACGACGACCTAACGCTAACACCTAAACGCGTAGCCGCTACGGGTATGTACAGCCGCCAGCTTCTTATGCAGGGCGGAGCGTCAATTGATAATTTAGTGGTTTCAGATATTGCAGCTTCTTTAAATTCTGCAATTGACAGCGCCGCGTTTGTAGGTTCTGGTACTGGAGGGCAGCCTACAGGATTAATTTCTACGACAGGAATTGACGACCAAACAGACAGTACAGACGCTAAAGCTTTGCTTTTAGCTATGGAGGCAGCAATGTACACTAACGGCGCAATGGGCGGCGACAATGTACACATTATTTGCAGCCCTACAGCGTACAAGCTTATTAAGCAGACGGCACTAGTAGGAAATGTTAATGCGCTTTACGATATGGCAAGCCAGCAAGCTAACGGTTACAGTATTAAAGGCACTAACTTTTTAACTGACGCTACAACAGATACAGGCCGTGTAGTTATGGGTAACTTTGAACAAATGATTCTTACTTATTTTGGATCAGGAGTAGACATCACAGTTGACCCATATAGCGCTGGCGCTAACGCACAAGTAAAGATTTACGCTAACAGATTCGTAGACCTTGCAGCGAGACAGCCTAAAGCTTTCTCGAAGTGTGACAGCTTAACTGCATCATAAAGCAGCTAACTAGATAACAATCGAAAGCGGCGGCGTAACTGCTGCCGCTTTTTTTTTTACTTATATACTATGCTTACATACCACCGCTTAACAGAGCCTACAGATATTAATATAATTAGTCTAGCAGACTTAAAGACTTTTTTAAAAGTAGAAACTACAGAAGACGACGCGCTTATACAGTCAATGCTATCTACTGCCCGCGCGTATGTAGAAGACTATACAGGCGTACTTTGTAATTACGGGCAGGTAGACTTCTACGGCGAAAGCTTCAAAGACTTTCGATTTGCAGCTGGCCCCGTTAAAAGCTTAACCAGTGTAAGCTATAAAACAGACGCCACTACTTACGCAGACCTAGCAAGTACAGGCTTCGCCTTTAGTTCTAAGTCTATACCGCAACGCCTTGAGTTCTATAGCCCGCCTTCGCCTTATGATAAAACACTAGAGCGCGTTAAAGTAGTAACGAGTACAGGCTATAGCGAAACAGCAGTACCGAAGCCACTTGTACAAGCTATGCGCTTACTCGTAGGCCACTGGTACGAACAGCGCACACAAGTAATTGTAGGTACTATAACCGCACAGATACCGCTAGGCATACACGCACTACTTAACCCTTACAGAGTGTTATGAGGTACGGCAGACTAGACAGGCGTATAACTATAGAGATTAAAAGTAACGCCGCCCTTGACGAGTGGAGCAGCACCCCGTATACGTGGGTTACAAAATTAGAATGTTGGGGCCAGAAGACAGATCAAACAAGTACAGAAGGTACAGACCTTAAGCAGCTAGTTAATACTACGCGTACAGTATGGCGTATAAGATACAACGCAGAAATAAATACACAAATGCGCGTTAAATTTATTGAAGGCGTAGGCGCTAAAGCTGTAACGTATTACTACAGTATAACAGGTATAAAAGAAATAGGCCGCCGCGCTGCCTTAGATTTACTTACAGAAATATATAAGTAATGGCTTTACAGTCTGTAGGCCGTAAGAAATATACAAGGCGAAAGATAGGCCCCACACAGGGCGCTAACGTCGAAATAGATCAGGCAGCGCTTGATACACTTATTAAAGCTATTAACAGCCTACCTATAAAGCTAGGCGACAAATCTATAATACAAGGAATGAAGCGCGCAATGCGGCCCGCTAAGCGTATGGCTAAACAGCTAGCGCCGAAAGATAGCGGCTTTTTAAAGCGACAGATTACAATAGAGAAAGGCAAGTATACGCGTAATAAGCTAGCGGTAAGCGTTAACCCGTACGTAGTACTAGGCGTTAAGAATAAAAAGATAGGAAAGAAGAACGCAAAGAAGTATTTACACTTCGTACTACTAGGTACTAAAGCAGGGGTACGAAAGACATTTAAAAAAAGCTATTTCGTTATAAGTGGTAGCAATAGTAAAACAGTTAAAAAAGTACTAGTTAAAAAGATAAAACACACAGGCAGCAAAGGCGTAGACTTTTTTACTGAAACGTGGAACCGTACAAAGAACACTTGCCACAAACGTATGTTGCCCGAAATTGTGAAGCGGATAGAAGAAGTAAAACTTAAAGCTGGTATACGTTGATTAACTACTTAATAGATAAGCTTAAACTAGATAGCAATATCACGGCTACAGTAGGTACTAATATAGTACCGCTGTCACGGCTGGAGGGTACAAGTATACCCGCTATAGTTTTACAAATGGTAGACGCTACAGCAGAAGAAACAAAAGAAAGAAGTATAAACTTAGATACTACTACGGTAGAAGTTACAACACTAGCGAACACACCAAAGGCAGCATGGGACTTATCAATACTTATACGTACCTGTATTAATGGGTACAGTACAGGCGACGATATTCTAAGCTGTCAGTTTAGTAGCTGGGCTTCGGATGTATTCGAAAGTAAAGAAGTCTTTACTATAACAAGTACATACATAGTACTTAATAAAATTGCAAACGTTTAAACCTTTATAATATGGATATCTTATTACAAAACTGGCAGCTGGTGTTACTTGCTTTACTTGTAGCAGCCCGCGCTATTTTTTCACTTCTACCAAGTGACGCCCCCGCCGTGCGTGTATTCGGCTGGATCGACTTGTTAATAACGGCACTAGTAGGCGGCGACAAAAGAACTAAAAACAAATAACCCCCCCAATAAAATTTTATTACAATGGCAGTAAAGACAGCAGGCGTACTACACAGTAACGCAATCGGCATATACGTATTAAACGGTGCCAACAATTACGAAGCAGTAGCTTACTCTACTAGCGGCAGCTTAGAACTAAACCGCGAAACTATTGACGCGACAACGAAAGACAACGACGGCGCTAAGACTATTATACTAGGCGGCGAAGGCTGGTCAATGTCTTGCGACGGTGTAGTAAACTACTCAGCACTTAACCAAGACGGTACGACAAATACAAACGTACATACAGCTATTGATTTATTTGACGCTTGGAAAGCTAAAACAGAGTTAACCCTAGCGTGGACTAGTGGCGCAAGTGACGGATCTAACGCAGACTATATGTACACGGGCAAAGCGTTTATATCTTCGTACAGCGAAAGCGCAGGCGTTAACGACGTAGCGACTTACAGCTGTAGCTTTGAAAGCAACGGCGACATAACGAAGACAGAAATAACTAACGGTACAGATACCTTTAACGTATTAACTTAATACTATGAGTAATAACCTACGCGGCGCGTTTTCGCTACCGCTACCAGCTGGAGATGTAGACGTACTTCTAAACCTTAACGCCTTGCGCTTATGCACTGAGGCCGAAGGTATAGAACTAGGCGCACTACTCGAACGTATGGCAAGCGATAGCGTAACGGTACTACCTAAACTACTTTATGCAGCATATAAGAACAAAGTATTTTTAAGTGGCGGTACACCTGTTTACGAGTTCGAACAGTTCGCCGCGCAGGTAGGTACTCTAGATATAGAGGCTATACTTGAAGATGTACAAGCAGCTATGGAGGCAGGCGAACAGGGAAAAGCAACGGCCGCGAAAGCGGCCCAAGCTTAACCCTACGCTGGCAGCCGTTTTACTTCGGGGCTTTAAAGCTTGGTATCTTACCTAGCACCTTCTGGAGTTTTACGCTAGCTGAGTATATTAACTATAGAAGTAGCTTCGAAGGCGCAGAGCGTGCAAAATGGATTCACACCAGCAGCACGCACGCCTTACTAGCTAATATAAATAGGGGTAAGAATACCCGCCCTTATTCTAGTAATGACTTTAACCCGTACGCACAGCAGGCAGTTAAAGGCGACAAAGACAAAGTACTGACGGCGCCGCCTATTAAACTATTCAATGCTATGCAGAACACCTTAAGCAATGAGTAAAAGCAGCGCAGCCTTTAATATAATCTTCGGCGCTAATACTAGCGAATTAGACAGAGCGCTAAAGAGTACAGAAAAGCAACTAAACCAAACTAGCAGAAAGCTTAACAGTATTGGTAAAGGGCTTACTAGGGCTGTAACGTTGCCGCTTATAGGTATAGGCGCTGCGGCAGTTAAGAGCGCTGTAGATATGGAGGCTTTACAGACTTCGTTTATATCTTTAACGGGGGGCGCTAGGCAGGCCGCCGAAATGGTAAAGCAGTTACAGGACTTTAGCGCTAGCACACCGTTTCAAATAGAGGGCATTGCTTCTGCTGCGCGGCAGCTTATAGCTACGGGTACAGGCTTAGAAGATGTTAACGGTACGCTGCGCTTTCTTGGCGACATAGCCGCCGCTAGTGGTAGCCAAATAGAAGATATAGCCGCGATCTTTTCAAAGGTAAAAGCTAAGGGTAAGGTAGAACTGGAAAGCATAAACCAGCTAGCCGAAAGAGGTATACCTATATTTGAAAAGCTTAGCGAAGCGACAGGCTTAGCGACTGACGAACTAGGCGCGGGCGCGGTAAGCGTTGAGCAGTTTGAAGCTGTACTACGCGCTATGTCAGCAGAAGGGGGGCTGGCAAATAACGCTATGCTTAACCTAAGCGAAACGGCAGGCGGTAAACTTTCGACAGCCTTAGACGTATTAAAAAATGCAGGCGCAGAAATAGGCAAAGAACTACTACCAGTAATAAAAGAACTATTAGACGAAGTTATAAAACTAGCTAAGGCTTTCACTTCTTTAGACAGTAGTACTCAAAAAAACATTATACAGTTTAGTGCTTTGGCTGGCGCTATAGGGCCTATAACTAGGGCTTCGGGCTTTCTTGTGGGTAACGTTTCAAAGCTAGTACCTTTAATGAAAACGCTTGGCGGCCTTACTTCTGTAGCGTTTGGATCTAAGACTCTAATAGGTGTAGGTAGTTATACTAAAGGGCTGCGTACTATAGTAGGATTAAAAAATACTTTAAATAGTCTAGCAGCTAAAACGCCCGTACTACTAGCGGCTACTTTTGCTGTTGCTGGTATTTCTTCATTTATAGGAAAAGTAAAGAAAGCTAAAGCTTTAATAAAGGAGTTCAACGATATTGCTTTCAATGCAAAGAAACTATATAAAAGCAGAAAAGAGTTTTTCGAGGCAGAAGATAAACGTTTAGGCTTTCAAGCTAAAGCTTTAAGAACTTCTAACGCTACCGCAGCAGACTATACCAGAACATTAGAAAGCTTAACAGAAGAAAATGTACGTTTCGCTTTGAGTGTTCGTGAAGGTACTGTACCGCTATCACAAACTACGGGCTTCATTAACGTTTCAGCTGACGCGTTGAAGATATTGAAGGATAAAATGCAAGACGTCGTAGCCTTTGGCGGCGACAAATTACCCGCAGCCCTTGAAATACTACGCGACAGGCTTAAGACTTTAGCCGCAGAAGCAGCAGAACGCGAAAGCGTTACAGGTATTAAAGAAGAAGAAATTATACAAATTAGTGACCTAGAAAAGCTACTGTTAAAAGTAGCCGAACAGAAGGCGCGAATTAATGCCGTTAATTTATTTACACCTGACGAAATAGAAAAGCAGCGCGCGCTAGCTTCGGCCCTACACGATGCAGCAGTAAGCGCGCAGCTGCTAGGCGCCGAAGACTTAGCGAGACAATACGAAGCAGAAGCAGACGCCGCAGACGACTTAGTTACTAGCTTAGAAAAAGCAAACGCAGAAAGACAAAAACAAATAGACTTAGTAAACCAGTACGGCGGTAGCGTTAACGGCTTACTGTCTGCGCTAGGTAGTTACGGCGTAGTAATAGAAGAAAATAAACAGAAAGAAACGGAGGCAATAGACACCACTGAGGCGTTTAGTAATATGCTAGTACAAGGATCGCAGGCAATAGGGGGCGCGGTTACTTCTGTTAACGACTCACTACGCGAACAGCAAAGCTTACTGAGCGAACAGTTTGCACAAGGCGAATTAACAGCCGAAGAATATCACGACAAACTAGCAGAACTAGACGAACAAGCGAAGCACCAAAGGCGCAGCGCAGTAACGGAGGCAATCGGGCAAATGCTAGTACAAGCTACGGCGCAAGCTATAACAAACGCGTACCAATCAGCAGCCGGAACGGGGGTGGCTGCCGCAGCTATGGGGCCTATACTTGCAGGCGCAGCAGTAGCGGGCTTAACTTCTATGTGGGCGGCTTCTTTTGAACGTGGAGGTATGGTTACTGGCGAAACTTTGGCAATGGTAGGAGACAACCAAAGCGGTAAAGAAGCAATAATACCCTTTGAACGTATGGGCGAATTTTTGGGCAAGTTTGGCGGGGGCGGCGCGCAGCATATAGTAGTCAGCGGCAAGCTGTCAGGTAATGATATATTACTAAGCGCAGAACGTAGCAAGCGAAGCGTACAGCGTACAACTGGTGTAACTTTTTAAGCTATGGCTACAGTAACAAGGTTTTACAGTGAATTTAAAGACAGGAAAGGCTTAAACTGGCGCGTTGAGTTCTGCGATAAAGACTATACAGGTACAGAATATGAGCTAAAACTTGGCGCCGAAGCTTTTACTATTAACTGGGCAGGTAACGCGAACGAACCGCACCAGCCTATAGTTACCAGTAGCGCAGAATTTTATTTGATTATAGAAACAGCTGCGGCTTATGACTGGCTGCTCGAAATGCCTAACGCTGCGCCCGATCGTTTCACGGTAGCGGTTAAGTATTTAAGCGGGGTATCTTATGAGTTAAGATGGGCGGGCGTTGTAATGATAGACGGCGTAAGCATAGAAGATATTTACCTACCGCAGCAAGTTACGCTACAAGCTAATGACGACTTGTCGAGGCTTCAAGATGTACTATACAAGACTAGCGAGACGGTAGAATATAGCGGCACAGCGTTTATACACGAACATCTTAGAAACTGCTTCCTTAAATTAAGGACTGCGCACCACTGGGAAGATAGCGACGTACTGCTAAGGATAGTACCATACTTGAGACCAGCAGCAGACACAGGCGACGGGGTACAGCTTACCAAGTTAAGGCACGAATTTTTACACAATGCAAACAGCGACGGCGTAAAGCAATACCTTAGCGCGTGGCAAGTACTCGAAGAAATCGCGCTACTATATGGCGCGCGTATATTTTTGGACGGCGGTAAGTTTGACTTTCAACCGCTTGCAGCGTTTACACGCGACGCAGAAAGTAAGAAGCTGCTAGGTGTAGAACACTATACTAAGGGGGGTACTATTTTTAGCGGTGTAGATATAACAAATTATAGTGACTTTGATACAGAAATAGAACGGTTAAGAGGCTGGCGCACTGACTTTCTACCACGACTTAAAACAGTAGAAAGAACGTACAACAGTGGCGGCACGCAGTTAGCGGGCTGGGTATGGCAGTACCCAGAAATACCGATACCTAGCACAGGCACGGGCGCTTGGCTAGCGCACAGCTGGACGGGCGCACAATCGGGCCAAATAACGCTAATGACACCTAACAGCGGCGCAGCTTATATACTTACAGACCGTACGCCGCGCTTTGGGTTGATATACCACGTAGACAGCGACACAGGTACACCTGCTTTAACTGGTAACGACAAAGCAATACGCTACCGCGTAGAAGTTAAAATAAAATTTGAGGGTATAGGCGGGGGTACTAACTACTACGTACAGCGAACAGCTACGCACGACACTACAAACACCGCCCCCGTACTACTGGCAGACGGTACACTTGCAGAAGTTAGCGGCGTAACGTATAGCGCAGCTACCTATACAACTACTTCTACAGATACGTGCGACTTTATAACTACAGCCGTAGACGGTACGCTACAGTATTTAATAGACGAATACTTAGAAGTTAATCTACCTGTAACGAATCAAATGAGCGTAGTATCTATAGGGGTAGCCGCTTACGCTATAGACAGCGCAGGCGTAGACGACAACACGATACACGCAGACGTTGACTACCAAACGACTAACGGCTTAACTTTATTTTATGATCACGGCGAAATAGTAGGCGCCGATAAGTATAGATATTATGCAAGCGCAGCAGCAGGCCGCGAAGTACTTACACTACCTACCGCAATACTAGGCGACGCTACCAGTGAAACCGCTGTGAATTACTTAGAGTTTGGAAGCGGCGCGACTACTTACTGGGAAACTTTAGACGATACAACAGAGCAGCGAGTACACCAGCACGTAGTGCGCGAAATACTAGCGTACAGGGCGCAAGCTATGGAGGTACGAAGCGGAACGCTTAGACCTATAGTATTAAATAATTTTGGCGGTAAGTTCTACTTTGGTACTAGTCTAGTTATAGATAACACCATAACGCCGCCCGCATACGATAAGCTTATATACGTACCTCTAAGTATGGACTGGGCCGCCGCGCGTGCAGAGTATACAGTACAAGCGGGCCTATTTCGTAGGGCTGTAGCAGATATAGACGAAGAAGACGAAGATATACCAGTACTAGGCGCACCGCCACCAGAAGACGGCGGCGCAGTGGAAATGTCAACACTACCGCAGCAGCTTAACACTGGATCGCAGCAGAACTTTAACAATACAATAGGCGCAGTACTACGCCAGTCTATGCGACAGGCAGAGCGTACGAAGTTAGGGTATATAACAAACACCGCAGCCGTTAACTTAGATACTGCTATTACAGTACTTAATAGAATAGTAGGCGACTATACAGCAGACGCGGGCAGCCTTAAAGCTATAACACCAATAGGCGCCACTACGCCGCCCCGTATAGATATATACAAGGCAAACGACGACACAGTAACGCAGGCGACTGTTAAAGTAACTATAGCAGTAAGTACGGCGCTAGGTAGTAGCTATACTTTTACGCTACCTAAAACGTTACCAACTACAGGCAGCGAACTTCTGGCAATAGGCACTAGCGGCACAGTTAAAAAAGTAACCGACGGCAGCAGCGGCGAATTTCTAACCACTAACGGCGCAGGCGTTTTGAGCTGGGCCGCAGCTAGTGGGGGCAGCAGTTCGGACGGCTGGCACGGTAGTACTACACTACTAAAAGTTATGCCTACAGAGTTTTTTATGAATGACGACTATACAAGGGCGCCCCTAGCTGTAGAAGACGACACTACCGACTACTTAGGGATAAGATGCCCAGCTAATAGCGTAGAGTTATACGCCTTTGTAGCTATACCTACAGGGTACAAAGCTACAGACGTACAAGTATACGCGAGCGCCTCTACTAGTTCAGCAGTTACAGCTTACAGCTTTAACCACACAAGCGGCGCTATAGTAAGCAAAGGCAGCGGCGACTTTAATAGCGCTATAGATATAACAGACGTAACAAGCGGAAGTACTACAAGTGTAGCTATAAAGCTAGCGCCTGCAAGTAATCTTACTGTGATATACGGCGCAGACATAACACTAGCGGCGGTATGAGTATACACAAAGAAATAATACTACACTGTAGCGCTACACCCCCCGCGCTAGATATAGGCTTTGAAGATATAGACCGCTGGCACAAAGCGCGCGGCTGGCGTATGTGCGGATATCATTATATTATACGGCTAGACGGCAAAATTGAACGCGGGCGCGAACTTAACGAACAAGGCGCGCACACTAAAGGCCATAACGCAGCGGTAGGCATTTGTTACGTGGGCGGCTTAGATGAAAACGGCAAGCCAAAAGATACACGTACAGAAAAGCAGCAGAAAGCACTTGTTAAGCTTATTAAAAGCCTAGCGCTTTGCTTGGGTAAGTTAGAAATACACGGACACAATGAGTACAGTAGTAAAGCTTGCCCGTGCTTCGACGTTACAAAAGAATACTACCTGCATTATATAGCTAACAATGAGCAAGCAAAGTAACCCGTATATACAGCTGCTTAGTCAGTTAAATATAACGCAAGCGTTCAAAACTAAGGGGCGGCTGCGTCGCTGGTCTGCTAAGCGTACAGTAGGGGGCGCGGTAGTTCTAGAGGCTTTATATCAAATTCACGAATACGGCATAACGTGGCCCGCTATTACTTTAACAGCTATAGGAGTACTGCCGCTTTGTTTGTCTTTTTTCGAACATATAGAAAAATGAATAAAGAAATTAGCGAGTGGGTAACGGTTAACTGTTTAGGCAGTATATGGGCTTTAAGCGCTTACACCGAAATTATACAGGGCGGGCTTTTCATTGTAGGATCTATTGCGCTAATATGGTACAATATAGAAAAAGCTTTGAAGGTAAGGGCAGAACGTAAGAAGCTAAAAAAATGATAAAGCTTTGTATTGTATTAATTTGTGCAGCTAATACAAAGTATAAAATACAGGCGTATAAGCGCGTCGATATTGCAGACGTAGCTATATGTACGCTGTGTTTCATAAGCTTATTAACAGGCTGGCGTTAATAAAGTTTACCACTAAAATTATTGTATTCAAAAGTTACCGCTTAGTATTGCTGTATGGTTTTGAATGATAATAGTTATAGTGTAAATAAACACACTACTAGTACTGAGTACTTTAGCGGCCCCAAAATACAAGCTGTTAACGAAATGTATTCTATTAAACACTTAAAGGCTAGAGGGGTATGAGTAAAAAAATATCATTAAACAAAGAAATTATAATGCGCGGTAGGACATATAACGTTTATATATGCCACAAACAATACACTTTTACTAGCAGAAGAAAAGCCGAAGACTTTCTACGCGCCGCAGATAATTATATCAATACACAATTCGAAGCAGTAAACACGAATCTGATAAGTGTATATGCAACGTACCGCCGTTTAAGCTGGTTTATTCACAGCTACGACCGTAGCAGTATAAGGCTACAGATAAACGAAATAGAGCAAGCTATAGAATTAACTGTATCACGATCCGACTGGAGCAGCTGGCGGGATACCACATTTAACAAGCTAGACTATAGTATAACGCTGTTAGATAACATACTAGGGCGTATGCAAGAAATAAGCAAGCAGAAGAAGTACACAGTATTAAGTGCTGAAATACGCGCCAGTATAAACGCTGTGCAAATGTTAAAAAACGACGCCGATAAGTTCCAGCTTAAAAACATAAAGTACCAGCCTGACGAATTGAAAATAGTATATAAAAAAATATCTAATTATAAATAAATGAGCTTTTTAACAAACAATTACGAGCGCGCCGCAGCTGGTAGCCAGTATCTAAAATTTGCCCCAAATGATAAGGCAACTATAAGAATTATATCTAACCCTGTAGAAGGTATAGAGGTATGGAAAGATAAAAAACCCATACGTTGGAAATATGCAGGCGAAATGCCAAAAGAAGCATATAGCGCAGACGATAAGCCGAAGCCCTTCGCCGCGTTTGGGGTATACCACTACGAAGCTAAGGAGTACAAAATATACCAATGTAGTACGCGCTCTATATTGCTAGAACTGGCTAACCTTAACGAAGTAAAAGGCGACCCTTTAAGCTACGATATAACAATAACGCGAAAGGGCGCAGGCTTAGATACTAAGTACTACGTAGAACCAAGCAGCCCTACAGAGTTAACAGAAGAAGTACTACAGGCAGCACAAGAATTTAACGCTAATGTAAATATAGAGGCGCTTTTTACAGGTGATAACCCCTTTAAAAGTTAATACTATGATACAAGATATATTGAATAGATTAAGACAGGGGCAGTACGTAACGTATTACGACCTTAAAAACGTAATAAAAAACATTGAACCGCTTGACCGCTTACAGCTAGAACTTAAACTAAAACAGCGCAAGCTAGAGCTACTTCTTGAGTTCGCAAAAGCAGAAACGGGGCGCACCCCGATATACAACCAAGCCGAAGTTATGCGCAAAAGCTTGTACTTACTTACAGGTAACGCCTGCTATAATATGGACGGCGACCAGTATATAAGCGAAGAAGGTAGAATACTAAGTAAGAAGCAGCAGAACAAGTACTACCAGCTGCTAGTTAATGCAATAGCGAACTAATGGCGTTATATATATGCACTTGCGGGGCGCTAGAAGTAGAAGCGCGCGAGGTAACTATACGAATAGTAGAAGGCAAAGCAGTAAACAATTTAACGTGTATAGAGTGCGGCGAATATCTACAACTTAAAAACCCCAAAAGCGGGCAGTGTGCAGGCTTTACAAGTAATAAATACGGGCAATTATGAATATAGAAGAAATAAGGTTAAGCTTTAGCAGCTTAAAAGCGTTTGGCGCCAGCCCTGCACACTTCGCGCACTATAAGAAGCGCACTTTCAAAACTAGCGCCGCAATGCGACGCGGAAAGCTAACGCATACGCTTACACTAGAGCCCCATTTGCGCGATACTTTAAAGGTAATAGACTGCACTACTAGGGCCGCGAAAGCATACAAAGAAGCAGCAGCTATACACGGCGAAGATGACGTATACACACGTACAGAAGTAGAAGCAGCGCAAAATTTAGCAGATAGAGTACACGCGCACCCTTTAGCGCACAAGCTAATAACTAGAGCCGTAGAAGTAGAAAAGCATCTATACTGGCAGCTGGAGGGGGTAGACTTTCACGGCTACGCTGACGTAATAGGACGCGACTATATAGCAGACTTAAAAGTTACAGATAACGAACCGCGCAAGCTGCAGCGCTGGGTACTAGATAACTTGTATCATATGCAGCTAGCGCTATACTCTTACGCTGAATTTAATATGCACAGCGTAGTAAAACACTACTTAATTACAATAGATCCCAACGCGCCGCACGGCGTAGTAGTATACCAATTAAGCGCAGACTTTATAGAAGACGGAATACGACGCGCTAAGCTAGAGGTACGAATGTTTAAAGAGTGGTATAAAGACTGGGACGGCGAAAGCACGCCGCTTTCTTACGATATGTTCGAAGAAGGCGAAGCGGTACAGCTAGACCTGCCAAGCTGGTACAGATGAATAAAGAAGCAGTAATACAAACAATAAAAGAGGGTACAGAAGAAGAAGCTATACAAGCGCTAGACAAGTACACCAGCGAATACGCCGCCCTTATACTATTAACATTAACAAAACAAATACAATGACAGCACACCGCAAAGGCTTAGGCTACGAGTGGAAAGTACGCGACAAATTTCGCGCGCTAGGTTATGTATATGCCTGTACTAGTAGGGGGGTAGATAGATCACTAGACGCGGCAGGCGTAGACCTTGCCAATACTGGCGACTTTCTAGTACAATGTAAAGCCGTAGAACGTGGACTGAGCGCACACAAAATACTGGATCATATGCCGAAATGGGAAGGTAAAACAAGGTTAATGATTCATAAGAGAAATATACGTAAGCAGTACGGCGGCGAGGTGGTAAGTATGTACTGGGCAGACTTCGAAAAGTTAGTAATAGACGCGAACAAGGCTAGAAGCTTAGACGATGAAACACGACGAACTAAAGAAGATTAAGAGCGAAATAGCTGACTTAAAGCGCGAACTTAAGCGGGTAGAAATAACCGAAAAGCGCACAGGGGTACAGTACAAGCTTATTAACTGGCGTATAGAAAAGCTAAAAAGCAAATTCGTAAACGCTAGAGAGATACAGTTACTGCACACACTAGCAGAACTGCGCAGCGTATGGGGTAAGCGTTTAAATTGGACAGACGAAGACTTTAAGCAATGAAGATACTTAATTTATACGCGGGTATAGGCGGCAACAGAAAGCTATGGCCTAAAGAAAACGAAATTACAGCCGTTGAAATAAATAAAGATATAGCCGCAATATATAAAGACTTGTACCCCAATGACAAAGTAATAATAGCAGACGCGCACCAGTATTTACTAGACCATTACAAAGAATTTGATTTTATTTGGAGTAGCCCGCCCTGCCCTAGCCATAGTATAACAAACCACTTTTTGAACGCGCGGGGGGTAATTAGATACCCCGATCTTAAACTTTACGAAGAAATAATACTACTTACAAATTTCTATAAAGGTAAGTATGTAATAGAAAATGTAAAAAGCTATTACACCCCACTAATAGAGCCCCAAAAAAGCGGGCGGCATTATTTCTGGTCAAATTTTAATATACCAGCCGTAGAATATAAAAAACAAATCGGTAGAATGAACGGAAAAAAGAAAGATATGGGCAAAGCTCAGGTAGTTCTACGTAGTAAGAATTTAAAAAAGCTAAATATAGACCTAAGCAAATACAGTTATAAAGATAAAGACAGGCTATTACGTAACTGTGTAGCGCCTAAAATAGGCTTAGCTATATATAATAAAGCTTTTAATATAATAGAAGAAAGCAACCGCAAGCAGTTAGATATTTTCAGTAATGAATAGGCAATTTTTAGGCATATGGATCCCCGCCGCGCTGTGGCTAGATAGTACGCTAAGCATAACGCAGAAGGCTATACTTTTAGAGGTACAAAGCTTCACAGAACACAATTACCAGTGTTTTGTTTCTAACGACCACCTAGCGAAGTTATGCGCGGTAAGTAGTAGCGCAATAGAAAAGGCTATACGCGACCTATGTAAGAGGGGGCTTCTGCACCGTACGACACAGTATAACGGTACGTACAGGCAGCGTATACTTATAGTGCCTACAGACATACGCGAAAGCTGGACGCACCCGCAACAAACTGAGGC